GCATGCAGGTATTACAGCCCTCAACCTGGCTAANAAGTGGGGCAGGTCAGTANTAGCAGGNCACAGCCATAGACTNGGCATGAGTGCNTATACAGAGGCCATAGGAAGCCATTACAGGCCNTTNTATGGNGTTGAGGTAGGTAATCTNATGGANAGAAAAAAAGCCTCTTATATCCGCTATGGAAGCGCTAATTGGCAGATGGGCTTTGCTATACTAGAAGCCGTAGGAAAGACGCTAACGCCCACGTTAGTGCCTATTGACAAGGATGGCTCATTTACAGCTCTAGGGCGGTATTACGGGTAACATCGTTACCTAATCGTTATACAAACTACGCCCCAAATAATCTACAAAGTCATACACAAGTGCAACACTGTTGCCATGCCACAAAATATGTAGGCATAGATAGGGCTATATGGTAACTGTAGATGTATTTTACGCAGTGTGTTATGCACTGTTAATTGCAGGTGTTATCGGTTGGTACATACAACATGTTAAAGAAAATGCGGCACAGCTGCACTACTGGCGTGGTCGTAGAGATGGCTGGAATCTTCACCGCAGAATGATTAACAACAAAGCCAAGACCGATGAGGTGTTTGATTATGAAAAAAACTAATGCCTACTACAACTGAGAAACTATTTAATGATGCAACCGCCATTGTCCACGAGCGTGGTGTCGTCTATGGCCATGCCATTTACAATATGGACAGGATCGCAAAGTCTGTTAGTGCATACATTGACTATCCACTCTCAGCTCACGACATACCGATTATCAATATTCTTCAAAAGATATCTAGGCTGGCCGAGAGTCCTGGACACGAAGACAGTATCGTGGACATCTGTGCATACATGGCAATATACAAAATGTGTATTGATGCAGAAAAAGACGATGAGTTTGAATGGAGAGTTGGTGAGTAATGGCATTTAACTTAGCAGATTATGAAACAGTCGAGAGCCGACTAGAAAAATATTGGAAGGATTACCCAGATGGAAGAGTGGCAACTAAGATCGAACAGGCCTCAGACACTAGATACATTGTTAGTGCTGAACTATTTAAGAAAAGCACCGATGACAAACCGTTCACGACCGGGCTTGCTAGTGAGAGCGTTAGTGATAGGGGTGTTAATTCAACTTCTGCACTGGAGAATGCTGAGACTTCAGCGATCGGCAGAGCGCTTGCAAACGCAGGTTATGCAGCTAAGGGCAAAAGGGCTAGCCGAGAAGAGATGACAAAGGTTGCAGATGCAACTAATTACTCACCACCTGCCTCACGTGCTAGAGCTGTAGAGGATGTAATACGTGCATCTTTTGCAGCTGATAAGAAAGAGCCAACAGTGTGGTCAGTAGGTGATGTCAGTAATGTAATTCCGTTTGCACCACCAGCCGCACAGAGCTGTAAACATGGTGGCATGAAGTTACTAGAAGGTCTAAGCAAGACTACGCAGAAGCCTTACTACGGCTATGTATGTCCTGCACCTAAAGCAGAACAGTGTGCGCCTAAGTGGGCAAAGATTATGGATAACGGCACGTATTACTTTCCCTCCGATGCAGAGGAAGGCAAAGGTGGCGAATGAGAACTATAAAAATAAAAGCAGAAGAGATGCTAGTAAACAATACTGGTTTTTACATAGTTGCTTGTGATGGTCAGGAATACCAAATAAAACGTTGTCATTGTAAAAAATGTCACAGCGAAGATAGGGGGTGAATGATGGGATATGTAGAGATTATACGTGATGGGTTTACCTTACGTTATGAAAACGATAAGAAAACCCTCACGCAATCAGTTGATCTATGTATGGCTTGTAATGATGACAGGCTTATACATTCTGGTGATTTTCTAGTTTGTACTCAGTGCCACTGTAGGCAATAGGATATTATCATGGATCACCCACGCTTTAAGTGTAATGGCTGCAATCGAGACACAGAGTTTCTGTGGCTTGACCAGATTGATACACCCGAAGGTTTTTCCGCATACCAATGTACTTCGTGCGGTTGCGTGGGAGTAAAAAACATAGTAGAGGCTTTGCATGTACCAGACGACGATATATGCAGATGCGGTAAGTGTGGTGGATGGATGTTTCATAATGTGGTCTGCCACACTTGCAGTTTAATTAGCGCCAAATGAGTAATGACATAGATTGGCCGCACCAGCATAAGCTACGAGACCAGTGGCTATTAGATAATCCAGATGCTAAGTATTTAGGATGGGTGAGTATATGAAACTGCTAGATTTGTATTGTGGAGTAGGCGGCGCATCGGCTGGCTACGCCGCAGCAGGCTTCATAGTTACTGGCATCGACCTAAAGCATGGCAAACGCTACCCATATACATATATTAGAGGTGATGTCTTACACTATTTACAAGATTTAGACTTTCTACGATCTTTTGACGTAATCCATGCTAGCCCACCTTGCCAAACACACAGCGTTACTAAACATTTACGCAACGCCCAGGGCAAAAGCACGAGCAAGGTTGACTTAATTCCACAGACAAGGGCAGCACTCATAGCAAGTGGTAAAGCCTATATTATTGAGAATGTGCCAGGTAGCCCCTTAATTAAACCTGTGCAATTATGTGGGTCGTCATTTGATTTAAAGGTGCGTAGGCACAGATTGTTTGAAAGTAATGTGCCACTCAAAGGCAGTGTGTGTAATCATAAAGCGCAGGGCAGGCCTGTTGGCGTGTATGGCTCATTGAATGATGAAATCCCAAAGGGTGGCAAAACTGCTGCAACAATTGAAGAAGCTCGTCATGCAATAGCAATACAATGGGGTATCTGGACAGAATTAGTTGAAGCTATACCACCAACATATACACAATACTTAGGCGAGCAGATAATGAAAACTTATGAATGAAGGCACTGGCTTTAGTGAAACATGGCTTGAAGAAGATTTATTCTTGCTTGAACCTTTCTACCGACACTCCACAAAATGAACGGAAACCTTGACAGGCATGCTACCCTAGAAAAGCGTTCGATCCTAAATCGAAAAGCTGAGTCGCCAACGGCTAGACTCGGGAGGCGCAGAGTTTGGCCAATCCTTTGTGTAATGGTATTTACTTTACTCTTTTCAAAAGATTATTCTGTTGCAGCAGATAATGATAAACAAAGCTATAAACAATATGCCTGGATCTATTTAGATTATGATATAGATGAGTTTGACTGTTTAGATAAGTTATATACAGCTGAGAGTCAGTGGAATCCTAAAGCACGTAATGGCTCACACTATGGCATACCACAAGGCAGGTCTAAGTGGTTAATTACTGCATCACCTTATGCACAAATTAGATGGGGTATCAAGTACAATGTAAACAGGCATGGCACGATGTGTGCAGCTTATGAGCATTGGATATTAAAAGGATGGCATTGACCGGTAAGCGTGCAATAGGTAGTGGTAAGTGGAAGAAACTACGGTTAGAGATATTGGCACGTGATGGCTATACATGTAGTGCATGTTATGGCACAGCTACAACAGTAGATCATATATGGCCACGTAGTAAAGGTGGTGATATGTGGAATCCAGATAATCTCATTAGCATGTGTAAACCATGTAACAGCGCTAAAGGTGGGCGTTTTTTTAGCAGCAAGGCGACCCCCCCTGTCTTTCCAGCCTGTTCTCTCCCTGACACAGTCCGAACAGTGCCAGACTCACCTTTTAGCAAACCAGATGGAATCTAATTGACACAGATTGATGCGCAAGTAATCCCAATTAAACGAGGGGTCGGGCTAATTGGTAGCACCACGCCAAGAATACATACGCCTTTACTCATCGGTAATACTAAAGCGCAAGAGGTAGCAGATTTAGCAGTACAAATAGGGCTGCCGCTTATTCCCTGGCAACGCTGGGTACTAGATGACTTACTAGCTGTAGATGACGCAGATAATTGGCGTAAAAAAACAGCATTATGCCTGGTCGCACGTCAGAATGGTAAGACACACCTTGCACGCATGTTAATCCTGGCGCATTTGTTTCTATGGGATAGCAAGAACGTATTAGGCATGTCTTCTAACCGCAATATGGCACTAGATACATTTAGGCAGGTTGCATACACGATAGAAGATAACGAAGTATTAAAAAAGCAAGTGAGACAAATACGACTTGCTAACGGCCAAGAATCTATAAGCCTAAAGAATGGCGCACGATATGAGATAGCAGCAGCTACACGAGATGCACCACGTGGTAAGACTGCAGACTTCTTGTATCTTGATGAGTTACGAGAATGGACACCGGAAGCGTTCACAGCTGCAT